TAGCAACGGAACGAGTTGGTCGTTTTGGTGAATATCTCACAGCAGCAATCCTCTCCCAAGTTTCTGACACAGTAACCATTGTTCCACACAACGCATCCGCAGACATTATTTTTGAACACAACTTAAAACTGTATAAGTGCCAGGTCAAAACCCAATCACAAATAGAAGAACGTAGAGGTAATTGGCGGTTTGATATGCGTAAAGGTCAACACGCAAAAAACAGACAATATAAAAATAACGAGATAGATGTGTTTGCGTTTGTGGCAGTACCGCATAGAAATGTGGTATTTTCTAAGCCTTTAGACCAAGCTCAACTAACCATCATTGATGAACACATGAAGAACAATGATGCTGTTAGAAACATCAAAGATATATTAAAAGACCTTAGTTAAAGACTTTCAATATCAAATTTAACTTCTTGATCCTTGTAATGTTTAACGGAGTGAATTCCTATTTGTAGAAAATACTCCGCTAACGCTTGAGGATCTTTGTTTTCTGAGCCAGCTATATCAATTAAAGAACGAGCAATGTGTCTGTTTATATAAACAGGGGTATTGTTGTTTCTTTCATTTAGAACCGGATCATCAAAGTCAGACAAGTTCATTACCATACTCCTATAAGGATTTTTTCAATAGCTCCTCTGGTATCTTATTACCATCACGATCTAACCCAAAAACCTTTTCAAGTTCCAGGTCTATGTAATGCTTGGCCTTAAAGAGATCTTCAACTTTATCGTGCTTATCCCTGGTCACAAGTTTTATTACATTCCCCAAACACCAACCAATGTTATTGGCGATAATATAATCTATCGGCTCTATATTGGTTCCCTTATTATAGTGATCTCCACCTACCTGGTTGTTGGAAGCCAAACGATCTTTTGCTTGGTCCCAATCCTGTGGTGTAGCTTTGTCTATTGACATAAATACTCCTTATTTTTAAATAAATATTACCATTATTAGTAATATTGAGGTATTATAGGTGAAATCTGAGAAAAGGGAAATTTATGGAAATTAAAGATCTAAAAGAATTTGACATCACCAACACTATAGACGCTGACGAACTATCCAGACGATGGGGCGTTAGCAAAAAAACAATAGATAATAAAAGATCAAAAGGAATGGGGCCTGGTTATTGGAAGATAACAGGAACTATTTTGTATGATCTTGATGATGTAAAAAGAATAGAAAAGGAATCTTACATTTCCAACAATGCCTAGTAAACACGCACTACTGTCTCCCTCGGCTTCAGACAAATGGACTGTCTGCCCTGGTATGCCTAAACTTGCATCACAAGTTCCCTACACCACAAGCATCCCTGCTGTAACTGGTACCTTGGTACACCAAATGTCTGAGATCTTAATGAAAGGACACTTGGATGGTGATATATCTTTAGAGGATTATTGGCTTGGCAAGGTTGAGATGGTTGAAGATTTTGAGATAGAGATAGATCAAGAGATGATTGATTGTGCAAAGATCTATACAGACTATGTAGAGGCAAGAACAAAAGAACTTAATGGTAAGTTGCTCATTGAAGAGCAAGTATCAATGGAAGAGATAAGCGAAAACATATGGGGTACTGCTGATGCAATCATACTCTCAGAAGGTCGCATATGTGTAATAGATTTAAAGTCTGGTAGATGGCAAGTCTCACCGGAATATAACAAACAGCTAATGATCTATGGCCTGGGTGCATTAACCAGGTATGGCAATGCTGAAACAATTATGGAACTAACGATAGTTCAACCTAGAGGAGTAAAGAAAGAACGGGCGGTTAAGACATGGGAAACCACCGGAGAAAATCTTGCTAACTGGGGATTCGATTTTCTGAAACCACGGGCGGATGCTTGTATGGATGAAAACCCTAAATATGTATTTGGGGATCATTGCAAATTCTGTAACGGACGCAGTCTTTGTGAAACTTTTAAACTTAACACGGGAGAAAAATAATGTCTGAAGAAAAAGAACTAACCTTTACCTTTGATGAAGATGGTAAAGAATACAAGGTAGAAGACTTGTCTGAAGAGAACAAGATTCTATATAACAAAGTGACCCTTGTGAACCAACAAAGGCAAGAGGTCATTGCTAATGCTAACTTTGAAGTAGAGAAGTTAGAAATACTTGGAAGGCACTACAGCAATGCTTTAAAAGAAGCGGTTGAGGGTGATGATAATAAAGTTGAGGTGGTTGAATGAGTCTAGCTGATATAAGAACTAAATCTAAAAAGAAAGCACCTAGGATTGTTGCCTATGGTGGGGCCGGAGTAGGTAAAACTTACTTTGGTTCGCAGATGCCAAATCCAATTTTTGTATTAACAGAAGATGGTATGGGTACAATTGATGCACAACAATTTCCGTTGTGTAAATCTTTTGAGCAAGTCATGGGTTATCTACAAGATCTAATTGATGAAGACCACGAATTTAAAACTGTGGTTATTGATTCATTAGACTGGTTAGAACCATTGATTTGGGATAAAGCCTGTCAAGATAATGGTTGGAAATCTATTGAGCAACCTGGATATGGTAAAGGTTATGTAGAGGTGTTGAGATATTGGCGTCAATACATAGATCTGTTAAATGTCTTGCGTGAAGATAAAGGTATGATTATTTTGCAGATTGCACATAATCAGATTAAAAGATTTGAGTCTCCAGAGATAGAGGCTTTTGATAGACATGAGTTAAAACTGCACCGCAAGGCCGCAGATTTAATTTTAGAACACAGCGATTGTTGTTTCTTTGCAAACTATAAACTTGGTACTGTTAAGGTCCAGGGGAAAGGTGGAACAATGACAACAAAAGCGGTGGCCGGAGATGTGGTTGCTTACTGTCGTGAGAAACCTGCCTATCTTGCAAAAAATAGGTACGCATTACCGGACGTTCTTCCATTCTCATGGCCGGAAATTAGAAAGGCTATGTTAGGGGAAGATAAAGGTGAGTAAGTTGGGGGAAGTCGAAAGAACAAAACGTGTTATGACTAAGATCCAAAAGTTATTAAATCCTTTGATTGATAGCATGGATCCAGATAACAACGATTTGCCTCTCGATGGCTTACATCAACTTATTTGTATTAACCAAGACTGTGAAGAGTTTGTGGAATATATCTCGGACTATCACAGCTACGATCCAGGATAAGGAGTAAATATGGATTTAAGTAAGTATAAGGCTCAGGCCGAAAGTAGTATTTTGGAAGAACTCGAACCAGGAACATATGATTTTGAATATGTTTCTGATGAGGAAATCCAGGGTAAGAATGGATGGGTGGCTTTAAAGGTTCTCTTTAGAGTCGTTGATAAACCTAACTTTATGATTGGTCATGCTTTTACAGTAGACCATGATACAAGTGAAGGTGCGATTAACCTTGGTCTATCATCATTGCATGGATTGGCACTAGCCTGTGGATTTCCGGATGGTTTTCCGGATGATAGTTCTGCACTTGTTGGTTCAAGAGTAAGAGCACACGCAATCAAAGATGCAAAAGGCTACATTGCTATTGATGATATGAAAGGTAAAGGGTGGTCAGCACCCAAGTTAACAAAAGAAGTGAAAGCGGATGAGCCTGTTTCCAACAGCGAAGCGGAAGAAAACATCCCATTTTAACTTTTTAAAATCAGATAGGCCCTCACTATGCGGTTGCTGTGGCGATCCGGTAGGGCCTCTTCTGGTCGAGGTTGATGGTAAATGGTTTGGAGCCTGTAGCATGGAACATCAAGAAGAAATTAAGAAAGGTAATAGATCGCCCAAGGTGGCACAAGTATCTAGAGCCGGTGTTCTTCATGCTAAATCTAAACTGAAAGAAAGATATAAGGAATTTTCTGTTAAAAATAAAAGCTGGGCGTTTCGTGATTGGAGTGAGGACGATAGGGTTAGTTTTTTTGAGAGTTATATCAGGGAATATTTAAAACACGCCAACGAAAGGGCAAGGAACGGGGTAGATGGATCTTACAAAATACAAGATAAGACACGGACTGAATAAAGATAAGAGTTATTTAGAAAAAAACAGAGGCAATGAAGCTGATCTTATTGCAGAAATGCAGACAATAGGATTAAATGTCGGCTTCCTAAACACAAGCGGGGATCTGGTAAGGATCCCAGTACAAGCAACTCCGGGAGTGAGGCCGGATAAAGGTAATGAGAAATCAGGTTGGTATGTTATTAATGTTGTTCATAATCACATATTCGCAACTTACGGAAATTGGAGAACGGGGTCGGAATACAAATGGAGTTCTGTCCAGATCAATTCACTTACTCCAAATGAAAGACAAGATCTACAGTTAAAGATGCAACAGGCCCAGGAAGAGGCCAAGAAACAAAAGCTACAAAGGTATGAGGAAGTCGCAAAAGATTGTCAGAATCGTTTTCAAACTTACTCAGAAGTTATTAAGCATCCTTACCTGGAAGCTAAACAAATCAAAAGTTATTCTTTAAAACTACACAATAAATCTTTGGTCGTGCCTATCTACAATGTAGATGGTGAGATTAGATCTTTACAATTTATCCAGGAAGATGGATCCAAAAGGTTTGTATCTGCCGGCCAAGTAAAGGGAAACATTTTTTTGATTGGTACAGATTTTAATTCTTTAAATAAAGTTGAATCCTTGGTCGTGGTTGAGGGTATGGCTACGGGTGTAAGCGTATGGGATGCAACACAAATACCCGTGGCTTGTGTTTTTTCTGCTAACTTTGGTAATGATGCGGTAGAAAACATAAGAAAAAAGACGGACGCCAGGATCTATTTAGCCTTTGATAACGATAAAACTGATATCGGACGCAAGAAAGCGGAAGAGATAGCCACCAGATATTATAATTGTTTGGTTAGAATCCCATCCATTGAGGGTGATTTTAATGACTTGGCTATCAAGCAGGGCCTGGATGCAGTCAAGTTAGAGATAAGCGATCAAGGTCTAGGAATAAGAAGTTTCTCTATTAAACAATTAAAAGGTGATCCACCGCCTCGTTCCTGGTTGGTTGAAGGATTGTTAGAAAAATCTAAACCTGGTTTGTTGGCGGCAGTCGGTGGTGTTGGTAAAAGTATGTTGGCCCTGGATCTTGCAATCAAAGTATCACAAGGGCAAGGCACCTGGTTAAATAAACCAATTAAAAATGCTGGTAATGTCCTCATGCTGATGGCCGAGGATGATAGAAGCGAAGTCTTTAGACGGACCAAAGCGTTAGATAAAGGCGATAAAAGATTTGATGCGGAGTATGACGTTTTTGCCTATACAGTTCCGGATGCACCCAAACCATTAATATTATTAAAAGATGATGCCAGGGGATTAGATCTAACACCCGAGGCCCATGAGTTAATCAATGAGATCTCAACAATTCCAGATTTATCTTTGGTGGTCATAGATCCAATACAATCTTTTGTTGCAGCACCCATCACAACAAGCCAGGAAGCGGCTCAATTGTATTGTCAGTTCTGTTCTTCCATTGCATCAAAGTTTGAGTGTTCCGTTTTATCTATTCATCATATGAGTAAAGCCGGACTCCAGGCCCAAGAATCAAGTTGGGATAGCAGGTCCTCGATAAGGGGATCCGCGGCTATCGTGGATGGTATGAGGATGGCCGCCACAATTTCTTTGGCAGATGAAAAGACTGCGGAAAATATTTGTGCGGATGAGGGATTAGAGTTTGATAGAACCAGGGTTGTTAATTTCCAGGTGGTCAAAGCTAACTCTAGCGAGATGGATACCAATGCTATGACATTGATTAGGCGTGAGGCGGTCTTGGAAGTCTATGAAAAACAAAACATTAACTTTGATTTTTAGTATGAGTAAAGAATTAAAAATGCCCGGAAACGTGATAACTTCGTTAAGGGTAAACCATGGACCAGGTAAAGAAAAGCTCACCACGGGCCTCTCAGAGCCTCGGTTTTTTAAGAAATGAGCAAAATTAACCAGGATACAGTCAAGGCAGTCATTTACATGGATGGTGCCATAGATCTTAACCAGGATGAGTTAAAGGAAAAGTTTAAACAGGCGATTGAGGATAACACCATCAATCATTTTGAAATAATAACCGGGAGAAAAGATAATGATTAATTACCCATGCGGTTGGTTTGATGTAGAACAATTACCAGGGGGATCAAGAGAAAAATGAAATGTTTTAATTGTAATGCCAACATGAAAGTAGTGAAAGAAACAGATATCAGTTATTACAACGACTGTTTTAATATCAAGATTACTTTTGAATGTAAAGAATGTGGAGCTGTGGCAAATGCCTATCCACCCAAAGATGATAACCAGGGTTTAAGTCATGGCGGGTAAGGGAGATAAGCCTCGTCCTGGAACTTACTCGCAAGAGTATCGAGATAACTGGGATCGAATATTTAACAAGAAAAAGAAAAAGGAAAACAAAAATGCTAGTAAAGATTCAAGCAAGTGATAAAGAAGTACAACTAATCATCAACGCCTTGGCAGAACATGGTAAACCAATCATCAACAAGGCCAAGCCAACGATGGAAGATAAGCGAAACCTTAAATCCATTGAGAATATTATTCATCAATTAGCCTTCGGGAATCACAAGTAATAATGTTAAACTTTGATTGTGCAATCGGGATTCTACTCTCCTTAATTAATGATGAGAATTGCCCCGGATCTACCCCCCTAAGAGGGGCAATTTCTCCATGCCTGGTTGCACAATCTTCTCATTTAATGGCACTAGTAGTACCATACTATGGCACTAGTAGTACCCTTCATAGGTACTAGATGTACCATATATCCCAAACAAAACAAATAGAGAAAACCCCTTTGGGGGTTTCCTCATTTCAGCGAGTGTATGAATGAACGATCAGTTCTGGTGGATCGAAAATTCCATACCGCAGAAAGAGAGTGAATCCGGATGCGTGCGTGCGTCCGTGCTGAGTAAGTATAAGAGTTATTCGAAACTGAAAGCGTGCGTGTGGAAATGGTTTCGTTCCCGTGCGGGAGATACATCCTTACGCCCGGCAACCAAGCTCGTTTTATGGGCGATCTGCGAAAGGCATAGGATCGATACGTTCAGTTCGCATGATGCCTATGTTTATTATGGCAAGATGACCGGTTTGAATAGACGTACAGTCGGGCGTTGCGTGGATGAGTTGGTGGATGCGGGTATCTTATGGATTGCGGTCGAGGGTGAGCGTAGGATCGTTAAACAAGCGAAACCGGGCGTCCGGAAACATTTGTTGCTCGTGGGCCTGGGTGTCGTAATGATCGAAGAATTGTCTGAGCAAGGGGATCGCTGAAAGTATAGTTCTCGGCCTGTTGTAGGATGGCCGGATCGATCGGGTATTCGTCATATCCGTTCGTGCAGACGGGGTGGTGAGGATCTTCGTTCGTGCGTGGGAATTTATCGTTCGTGCGTTGCATGGTTAAATATTAAAGGTGGGGCGAG